GTATTCACAGAGTTGAACAACAAATAGGACACATGAACAATGGCCGTACTGCAAAACGTACTTGCAACGACTATTGAGCGTTCACGTAAGAAGCTCATAGTCGCTGCCATGCAAAGTAACGCGCTCATGGCGTGGTGCTTCGCACGTGACCGCATTGAGAATGAGTCAAGCGGTTACAACATCACCAATCCGCTGTTGACCGGACGCAATCCGACAGTGGGAAGTTATCAGTACTACGACAGCCTGCCAATCGTGCAAACTCAAGAGTTCATCAAACTTGAGTACAGGTGGTCACGTATTGCTGGTAGCGTCATCATCAGCAATCAAGAGGAAGACGAGAACAAGGGTGAACAAGCTGCAGTGAAGCTGCTGCAGGGCAAACTTGAGGCTCTTGAGTTGAGCATCAAGGAGAAGTTCTCTGCTTACCTCTACGGTCTGGGTGGTGGCAATGATCCGAATGGACTTGCACTACTTGTACCTGATGATCCTACCGTTGGATCACTTGCTGGTGTTGATCGTGCGGCCGAAGTGCAATGGCGTTCTTCGTCATATGACTTCGCGGGTACTCTCAACGCCACGAACATCGAAGAAGCATATGACGATGTGCTGCTCGATCTCAAACAGGGCACAGAGCGTCCTAAAGTTATCATCACGGGACGTAATCACTATCGTCTATACCGTGCTGCAGTACGTGCTAAGCTCACCATCCCGCTGACGAACACCAGCGCAGGCAAGCGCATGATGGACCTCGGCTTCGATGGTGTCAGCCATAACGGTGTGCCGATCATCTACGACGAGAGTTGTCCAGTTGATCGTGCGTACTTCCTCAACGACACCTACCTCCGTCTTCATATCCTCGGTGACAACAACATGAAGAATGTTGACCTCACTGCACCGTGGACAATCGACGGTTACGGTCAGCGTGTCATCACACAGTGCCAGTTCTGCACGTGGAAGCAGTATCGCACGCATGCGGTAGTCAACGACTAACTGTATACGCTGTATACAACAGGAGCGCACTATGGCTGAAACGCCCGTCAGTTTTGCACAGAAGCCCATGCAGTCATTTGATATGACTGAGAAGCAGAAAGCTGTGCCTGCTTACACTATCGAAGCAGTCAAGCGTAAGACTGTAGTCAATCGCACCGTCAAGGATGAGATTGGCTTCCGCATTGTGCCGACTGATGTAGAGGTTGAAGGCTACATGGTTCGCACACTCCGCGGTGATAGTGTCTTCCTGCAACACGACGACGTGGTGCGCTTGAGGTTGAACCGCAATCTCGTTCCGCTGCTGATGGAAGGCGGCGATGATACACCAGTAGGAATGCAGCAAGTCTCGTCTGCATTGTCAGATAAGCAGAAGCAATCGCTCGATGTTCTCACGAAGTTGATTGAAAGTGATCCGTCACTTGTCAATCGACTGCTTGCGAGCAAAGAGCAATCAGTAGATGAAGAGGACAAATAAATGGCTGTTCAAGTCGCCGTACCGTCCACTCGGCGCGTTAGTCACCGCGTTGCAGATTGCAGCTACGCGGCTGATGTGAGCATCGACGGACATACCACTGTTGACATTCCTGCGTGTGTTACGGCAGGCGCAGGTGTGCTGGCTAACGGTGTTGTTCTTGCTGCTGCAGGCAATGTCGCGCCTGCTGTAGTGCAGAGTGACTTCATCATGGGCCGTTATGGTCGTAGCATCAGCGTCACCTCCACTGCCGGTGGTGCTGGTGTGATCGTTGGCTATGACTACCTCGGTCAAGCCATCAAGGAGAACGTCACGCTTATTGCTGGCGCTGTTGTCAGCAAGAAGATGTTCAAAGACGTGTCGTATGTTAGCTCCGCAGTGGCAGCTACCATCAGCATCGGCGTCGGCGTCATCCTCGGTGTGCCTTACAAAGTACTGCACACCGCGATGTATGGTGAGCTTGCCAACGATGTTGCAGCAACTGCTGGCGCATTGTTAGCAGGCGTCGTCACGCAGTCGCTCACAAGCGGCGATCCACGTGGTGCTTACACTCCTAACACAGCACCTAATGGCACTACAGCTTATCGCTTCACGTGCGTTGTCGATCGCAGTAACTTGCACGGTAGCGCGCACGTTATTGTGTAACTTCAACCTCCGACATTAGGAGATTAGGATGGCAGACGTGGAATATGCCCAACAGTACAAGGGACAGAACGTCGTTGCAGTGCGTGATGCCTGCGCGACTGATCCCGGCTACGACGAAGACGGTGACATGCAAGTGTGTACGCTTGCAGATGGCAGTGTGGTGACTGTGAAGAAGGATCAACTCACCAGTGCTAAGCCTGCTGCACAGAGTGCACAGGTGAAGCCAACGATGAAGCGCGAGTAGTTCGTAGAGGTCAGGCGTCCCCGCTTGACACATAGGGACGGGTAGTCTGCACGGTACAGCAAGAACCGTGCAGGCTATCTGTGCAATTTCAAACAGTTAGCCCACTTTCGAGGGGCTATTCACCGCTGTATATAAGGTGTGGAACAAACCATGATCACATTCGGTGATATTGTCACGAAGGTGCTACAGCGTTTGTCACTCGTTGAAGGGCTGGATGCACAGATATATGCAGAGCCTCGCATACAGTTGGCTGTGCAGCACAAGTTCGATATGATCTTCCGCGAGTACTGGCATCCTGAGTACACAACGTATCAAGAGGAATATGTACTCGACGGCGCTAGTGGCATTATCACTGGTGATTTGACTGATAAGATCAAAGATTGGCGTGATATACACAGCGTCATGTGGGAGGGCTCACATAAGCCACTAGCATTAGCGCCGCGCAACGTGCGTGATGTTGACATCACATATCCATCGCTTAGACCACTAGCTACTAATCAAGCGAAGTGGTTCAAGATACTGCCAGCTACTACAACTGGCAAGGTGTGGATCACCTATCGCACGAAGCCTGCAGACTTTGAGCAGGACGGCGATGAGATACATATGGATACGCAGTTGCTCATGCTTGGCACATGTTGGGATGTGTTAGAAGATGATGGTACTAATCCCGGTGCAAGTGACAAGTTCCGCATCCTATTTCAGGATGCATTAAGTCAATTTAACAGACAAGCACACAACATTCCACTTGACACTATACAGTCAACACGCAGCGTCGTGACGAGGTGGAACTAACATGGTGCAGATGCTGACGAAGCTGAAGCCACTCGGTCGTCCTAAAGCACCGCGACCAACACCGAAGCTGAACAACACTACAGTGCGCGACTTCGGCGGCGGATTGAACGTCGTTGACAGTGAGCTGAACTTGACGAGCAAGTTCTCACCTGTCTTTGACAACATGGTAACTTACACAGACAGGCGCGTAGGTCCACGCTACGGCTACGAGATGTGGCTGAAGTTGAAGACTGGCAGCGTGGTGTTTGACGCTGTTGACATCAGCATCACCACAACATTAGAGAGCCGCATTGTCATCATCAATTGGCCTGCACACCCATTCGACGATTTAGGCGTTGAGCACGTCACTATCAGTGATTGGAACCAATCATTCAACGGCATCGAGCCGGTGATGATGAACCGCACACATGGCATTCGTCATGTCATCAATGCCAACTCATTTGAGATTGTAGTAAGTAACTCAGCTACGTCAGCAGGCACTAGTCCATCTGAAGAAATCAACTTCATACGCGACACACACATATTAGGCGGTCAACCTATCGAAGCGAAGTACTTCGCTAACTACGTGCTAGTGTGGACTAGCGCGGGTGAGATATTCGCAGTAGATAGAGACAAGACAGTGCAGCGTATATGGAGCAACGCCATTGCGTATGCACGTGCTAACAACCCAATCGGTTGGACGCATACTGAGACTGTAGCTAGTGACATCTTCGGTCAAGAGTTGATCTGTAGCAACGGCAGGGACAAGCCACTGTCGATTGATTTCACACGTACAGACAAGGTGCAATATCTAGTAGACCCCGGCAATAGTAGCAGCAATGCGAAGGTGCCAGCGTTTGACGCTTGCAAGTCAGCCTTCCGCTACTTCACTATACATGACACTGAACTAGCGACGGCAGGTGATCATACGACAGAGATACGCATTGCAGCTAAGGATACAAGCATGGTGTATAGTGATGCACCAGCGCCTGCTGATGCTATCGACATTGACATGTCGAAGATTGCAGCTAGTCCAGAGCAGACAGTGCGTGGGTTTGCAACTATTAAAGACGCGCTGTTAGTCATCACACCTACAGCTACGACGCTGATGAAGCTCGGCACGCAAGCTGAAGCACTCGGCGGTGGTAGTACACATGATCCAACGCCGATTGATACACTCAATGGCTTCGGTAGCAATGCGCCGCGCACTATCGTAGAGATAGGCAGCGATGTGTTCATGATTGACTTCAACGGTGTGCCTAGTGCGAAGCTGTCAACAGTCAGCAACGCTGTAGTGCCAGAGCGTGTGAGCAACTACATCGAAAGCATGATGAGCAGCCACATAGGCCGCATGCGTAAGGAGACAATGCGTGTACGCACGTTCGGCTTCTATGACGGTAAGAACAAGTGCGTGCACTTCTACATGCCGAAGTTCGATGTACAGGATGAACGCACGCTGACAAGCGATCCGTTCTACTTCGACAGCGACATGCCGAAGTTTGAGCTGACAAAGCGCACGTTGATTATGCGTCTTGATGATCATCAGCTAGAGAAGGATGACATCATCAACATCCTCGGTGCTACTACATTCGGCGGTGTAGCTGCTGCGGACATCAACGGTGATCGCACTATCATCGGCGTGTTGAATGAAGACTACTTGCTTATCTCCATCGGTGCAGACTTGCCGCTGATACCAGCAGGTGGCGCTGGCGGTGGTGGTACTGTTGTATCTATCAAACCAGTCATCGCCC